ACCTGCTACAATCTCGTCATGATGATGCTCTTCATATTCTATGAGGTCATGCAACTCCTCTTTAGCATGTCTGCGAGCAGCAGGATTTGCTGTTGGATCATCAATGATCTCTTTATCTTTTTTTATATGGTCTTCTATTGATTTCATAGTTTTAGTTTAATAGAACTTCGTTAGCTGATGGTGGTTCATAACCAAAAGTGTCACGTTGTAATTTTAGCACAGTGGTGACATTATATCGTGTTTTATCAAACATTCGAGATAATTTCGTTATCAGATAAAACCCACTATTGTTAATGTCCACATCATCCTCTTCTCTTTGATCCTGTGCAACAGAATTAAAGAGTGTTACGTTAACCCGATCCCCAACAACTAAGTCAAGATTTCCAGGTACTTCTATACGTAACCCTTGTGTATTTAGTATGTAGTTGCGAGAGAAAGTTTGTAGCATCAACTTATCAGTCCAATCTTTATAGGTAGCATCCTTCTTAGCATCCTTCTTACCACTATAAGTTACCTCATTAGAAATGATAGCAGAAGTTATCCTACTAGGTTTCTTTGCTGATATCTTCTGTGCTGAAGTTAACTCTATATTACTACCCAAATGTTTTTGGGTATCAAAGTCTTTATCTAATGAGAATTTTGTAGAATTAAACTCACCTGTATCAATATTGAAGGTTTGCAACTCACTGGAGTATGCACCCATCCTCAGACCTTCCATAACGTTGACTTCACTTGTAAATGCAACGTTGAGTATGTTATTGTATTGCATTATCTGTTCTCCATTCATACTTTCCACAAAAGATCTAATCTCTCGACCATCACCTTTAGCATCCTTAGCAGTATTGCAAAGTGTGTTAATCGATCTGAAGTTAAATCCATTAGCATTTTTAAAGAAGAAACAACCTGCTGAGTTCAAATCATCAGTAATTGACCTATTTGCTAATTGTGAGCATATAGTAAATGGATTTCTATTGTTAGGTACAATGATAGTATCATTTTTTGTTTCATCTACAAAGATATCTTTCTCATCAACCTCAAGATATTCTTTTAATATATTCTTTACTATAGTATGAGGCATACCATTGAATTTCTTACTTACCTTTGCCCCTTCATTTAACAATGCTTCTTTTGTGATAAGACCTAAATTGTATGTCTGTTTACCCTTAGCAATAACAACATCTCTTATACTATAGGTAAAGAAGTTGTAAGTATAAGACTCCTCATCAGCACCATTGACTTTTATTTCTACTCTATCATACCCACTTATAGGAGCATTTGATCTAAGGTTACTACCAGAATCAATAATCCTTAGATTACCACTCACAAAACCTTTATTGATGTCCTCATAGTATGTGAATCCAAAAACAAGTTCAGTAATATCATAAGATTCACCTGCAGGTGTTGTTAAGATAATACTTTCAAATGAAAAACTGGTAGCTGCTGGTGCTGTTACTGTCATGATAAAGCACTCAAGAGGGTAAGGTCTTTAAATGCATCAGCATTTGTATCAGTCAATCCTATCTGGAAAGATACATCAGGTGTCTTTTGCTCATTAGACTCAGTTTTTGCTGTCTGTATTGGTTGTTGTATTACAATTACATTTGATCCTGGATCATCCTTAACATTGTTATTCATAACAGAACTAATTGTAGTTTCTGGTTTTGTTATATTGCTACTATCACCAGTAACAGAAGAAGTAGTAGTATCACCAGAAGAAACATTACTATCGTTAGTAACAGTAGTAGTATCACCACTGGTAACAGATGCATCTGTAGTAATAGTTGGTCTCTCAGCTTTAATTTCTCCTGACTCAAGACCTTTTAACTCTGCATAAAGAGAATCTAATTCTTTAGACTCTCCTTCAGGTAATTCTGCTATTCGTTCTCTTAGATCCATCATCTTATACTCATTAAATATTTTCTGATCTAAAGTATCATTTCCACTAGTACCACCTGAAAGAACAGTATTTATTATAGAACTTTCAATATCAGTAGTCTTTTCAATTGCTTTTGCTGTACTTTCTATATTAGTAGTGTTAGTATCACCTTCATTAACTATTCCCTTATCCTTTAATAGTTGTTCTTTAGCATTCTTTTGGTTCTCCTCACCATACAACCTAAGTGTTCCAAACCCACCAACATCATCACTAACAACGTCTATGAAGTCAAACATGTTAGTAAATTTTCTAAGTCCTTCACGTATGTTAGTATCAACCTCAGCCATTTTCTTATTTGATTCTTCAAAACCACCAGTCTTAATAAGAGAGTCAACACCTGAGAACAATGCAGTAAATGGAGCACCCACAGTCTCTAAGGCAGCAGACAATCCTGCAGTAGTATCAGCAACAGCATTCATTGCACTATTCTTACCATCTCCTCGTATCCACTCATCAGTACCACGAGTTAACTCACCAAGATATCCAGATAATAGACCAGCACTAGTAACTGCTATCGCTGGACCCATTGTTGATGCAATAGTACTACCACCAGTTACAGCACCAGTCATCATACCTACATCTAAAGCACCATCAGCAAGATCTAAACCAGCTTCTGCAAAATTACCAGACATCAAGTTTGCACCACCAGATACAATACTAGCACCAGGTAAAACATATTTTGCTCCTGGAATAGCACCGAGCATATCCACGCCCTTACCAAGGATATTGGTAGATGGAATAACATCATCAACCTTGGACAAGGCACTGGTAGTTTTCGATGTATCACCAATTGTATCAACTGTATCAACTATCTTACTAGTAGAAGTTACATTTTCTGCAACATTACTGATATCATTTACATTATTAACAACCTTATTTGTATTAGTTGCTGCTTCAACAACCTCATCAACGTAACCAGTAGAGGTTGTTGTTTTTGTTATATCAAAAATTTCATCAGATGCATTAAATAAATTACTAGAGTTGATTTTAGGTGTAACATCAGCCTTGTTGAGAATAGTACTGGTACTACCTGGAACAGCAGATAATAAAGGAGTTTTTGGTATTACTTTAGTAAGATCAGCAGCATTAGCAGCTCTGCTGAAGTTGGGCATCTTAAACCCTTTGAACAGACTTGCAATTTTTTTAATCTTATTAAGACCTGCAAGTGCTTGGACTATCTGTAAGGTATCTGCTATACCACCGATTAGTCCACCGCCACCACCAGCTGCTTTAGCAACACTTTTTACTACACCCTGTGTACCAGATAGATCTTCAGTTTTCTCTGCTCTTTCCTCTCTTCTTAATCTCTTTGTATCAGCATTTAACTTGTTCTGTAGTTCCATCGATGCAGCAAGCATCTTTGTCTGAAGAACTAATATTTGATTCTGTGCCTTTATATCATCTGATATTCCAGTTAATGCTTTTATAACACCGTCTTGTGGACTATCAGGACTAATATCATCAGCACTTGGTAAAGCATTACCACCAGGTTCTAATAAACTATTAGAAACACCTGTAAACATTCCAGCAGTTGCTTCTATATCACTTGTATAAGTATCGAAGATAGTTATCAGTTTTCTTTTAAAACCTTCTACCTTCTCATCCTTCGATTTATCCTTAACCTTGTCACGAACCCTCTTTGCTGGATCTATTAACGATCCAGACGTAGATGCATATGATTGAGTTCCTGAAGCCATTATACCTTCTGATTTTTTTTCTTAAGTTCTTCAAGATGTTGAGTAAGGAGTGCAAGGTACACAATCCGTTCCCAAGGAATCATATTATCTAGCTCTGTCAAACTGTATTTATGGTGTTGCAACAGAGCAAAGTTTGTTTGAAAGTACTCCTCCAATGATGTGTGGAAGAGTGCTATCCGAAAAAACTCGCTAATCCCTCCAGAGAATACTTATTTTTCTTCTTGGTGTTGGGATTAGTAACAACGAAATCATGCTTTAATTTAGGCATGGTTTCAAAGAATTTGGATATTTTTTTAAATTGAGTCTGAGTTAGACTCTCTACAAAGGATGTAAGTTCTTTCTTACTACACTCTGTAGATTCAGTAACCTCTTCGCCATCAAATATTTGGTCTATAGAGTTTAATATAATCTCCATACCATCAAGTTCTTTATCACCCAAAAACCCAACGTCTATAAAATGAGTAAGACTAGGATATTTCATAATAACACCAACTGTCTTATTGATCATAATCTTTTCAGTATGACCCTTTGGTTTATGAACCTGAACATCATTGATATTAATAGTATGAGAAACCTTAGTCTTACCATCATCCGAACATGTAACATTCAAAGTAATCTCTTCACCAACAGAGGCAGCACGAATTTTTAAGAAAACATACTCTAAATCAAAACTAGGTAAATCTTCAATCTTTATACGAGTGGTAACACAAGCATTTAACACGTCTATAAGTGCCTGTGTTATTTGCTTTTCATCCTTGGAATCTAGTGCAATAAGGAGTATCTTCTCTTCCTTAACTAGAAATGGACGGTATTTAATCTTTTTACCGCTTGATGGTAGTTCCAATTCATAGGTTGGTGCGGTAACCTGTGGTAAAGCCATAATATGATTTTCTTTTATTTATGCTACTTTTAGGTCGTTATACTTGACGAAATGCTTGGTATAGTGGAAGTTAGCAGTAACTTTAACTAACTGATCCATACCAAATGATAGAGGAACAGAATCCACTGAATAAGGATATGCTTCTTGTATGATATGTGCTTGAGACACTCTACCTATTTCACTAGTAGGACCCCTCTCTGCTTTAAAAATTTCAATCTTTGTAGTGTAATCTTTAGGAAACCTTAGTCTAGTAGGTCTATTTCTGGATTTGACGTTTGTTTGATTGTAATATCCATCAGCATCATATAAACTTCCTTCTCCATCAAATTCACCAAAGATGAACTGCCACCATGCTTGTACAAACTTATATGGTTCCATATTAGCATCAGCCATCCATGATAAGGACAGATCTGTATACATCTTAGTATGTGCGTATGATACAGATCCCTCTCCTTGATACTTACCATTTATTTGTCCAGTCTGTGCCTGAGATGGTGGTAGAGCTGCTTCATCACAAAACTCTTGCCATAAAGGTTTATTTTCCACCTCAATACCACATGTTTTTAAATGGGATTTTAACGCATCAGGCAATTCAAAACGGACGGCAAATCCAGTGGATTTTGCCATTCCACCCCTTTTCGCCATTTGTGAAACGTATTCTGAGATCATCTTGATCTAAATAATTAGAGAATTCCTATATTATATATGGCTTATTCTGGGAAGTATAAACCACGCAATCCCAAAAAATATAAAGGTGATCCAACAAAGATCATATATCGATCACTGTGGGAACGAAAATTTATGAATTTCTGTGATACCAAACCATCTGTTACTAAATGGGCAAGTGAAGAGATATTTATACCATACAGATCACCTAAAGATGGTAAAATTCATAGATATTACCCAGATTTCTATATGAAAACTGGTGGTAAGGAAAGTATCATAGAAATAAAACCATTAAAGCAATGCTCTCCACCAAAGGAACCAAAAAGAAAGACTGCTAGGTATAAAGCAGAATGTCTAACATATCTTGTTAACCAAGCAAAATGGAAATATGCTAAAAAATGGTGCAAAGCAAGGGGTTTATCATTTGTCGTACTCACGGAGAAAGACTTAAATGTCTGAAACTTTATTCGAGACAATTAAAGAACGAGCAGGTAGCGAACCAAGGTCAGTTGGTTGGTATAGGAAACAACTGCGATATTTATCTTCGGAATACCACAACAAACCAATAACACAACTGCTATCAAATGAGAATGCTGATGATAAACAAGATGAAATGTTCCAAGACACAAACGAATCAAGAAAAACAGTTAGAAAGGGTCA